GGTCATAGCATCAGTCGTTCCGCTATTGACTACGAAGTGGATAGCGTTAGATGTTGTTGTTCCTAAAGCAAGATCACCAGAAGTCGCAGTTACATAAGTTGCATTTGGCGCGTTAAAAGCACCAGAACCCGTGAAGTTAGAACTGTTAATTCCAAAATCGCCGTAGTAAGTAGAGTCAGTTGAAAGGTTGTTGTTTACAATCAAGTCAGCGGAAGCGGCAGTTCCGGTGTTTGAGTTTTGAAGAATTACTTGGTTATATGAAGATGTAGAACTCTGGAAAGTACCAAGAGCATTGGCAGGGCTGTAGGTAAGCGTTCCAATAGCAACGGCTGACTTAGACATAAACGGAGCTGTGGCGAGAGTGCCATAGTTTGTGATGTTGGCGGTAAGAATAGAAGTCACTCCAGCACCAACAGCAATTTGACCCAAAGCGATTGAGTTAGCAGGAGTGGAAGGAACTGTTGGAGATGCGGCAGGTGTTCCAGCAATTACTTGGAACGACACATTGTTAAGTGATCCTGTGTAGTAAGCATCGTTTACAGTAATTACTACGAGGTCAATACGAGGGTTAGAAGGGTTAGCGGTCGAGATTGTAAGGTTAGTTGAAGCATCGTTGTAAGCCATATAAGTACCCATATTGGCTTGGGTAGTACCAACGATTGCCGCCCATCCAGACGACACATTCACGGACATATTTCCGCCACCATTTTGCGTGATCTGCAAATCGGTAGCGTTTACTATTCCGGTCGTTTGCCAGATTGCTTTGGTAGTGAGGCGATCATTTTCCGCAGGATGCGATCCATTTTGTAACCACGAAGGCGGTGTGCGTAAAGCCATTTACTTGATCTCCTTATACATACGCGTTGTACCAAGTTACAGTTGCGGAAGTCGTACCCGCAAGTGTACCTGTTCCCGATAGATAAAATTGATTTGATCCCGGTTGCGCCCAGAACCAGTTTGATCCACCCGCTACAAGATTTCGAGCAGTAGATCCGTTGTAGGTGACAAGCCTTTGCCCCAGATCAACGACAAGGGTGTCGGTGTTGGAGTAAGTACCTTGAATTGTAATGTAATTTCCTTGAGTCGAGTTACCCACAACTGGGTTGATAACTGGACCAGTAATCGTGATGATCGGATAGGTATTAGCCCACCCAGAGTTGGCGATAGTTGTACCAGCCGCGCCACCGCCAAAGGTCAAAGGATAGACGCGAGGATATAAACGACCAAGATAGTTAGTACCGATCAAAGATGCAGACTGTTGCGTGTTGTCATAGAACTTAGGATCCGGCGCAAAGAAAGTCCATTGGCTCGTAATGTATCCGTATGTGTAATCAGGCGTGATGACAGTTTTAGAGTCACGAACGCGAGCATTAAAGAATTGGATATTCGAGGATTGTGGCAACTTAAATTGCAGTTGGTTGGTTGTGGAAAACGCTGTGTACGAAGCCGTAGGCAGTAGGTTAGATTTCAACAGGTTGAAGTTTGCCTGTGCGCTCATTACTGAGTTGGCAGATCCGCCCGAGGTGTAGGTATCGGTTAGGTTTACGGGGATCGTAAAGTGAGTGTTGTCGATTACAGTTAGGGTTTGCGAAGTCTGATTAAATCCAGTTCCCGCAGTTCCAGACGGGTTGCCAGTAGAAACTACGCCCGTAATAGTCACGATTTGACCAGTATTAAAGCCGTGATATGCCGAGGTCGTATAAGTAATTACGCCCGTTCCAGTAGCCGTTGCGCCAGTAATGGTTGCGGTGATGTTGCTTGAAAGGGTAAGGATCGTCAGCGTAATTGTTCTTCCGCCTAAGAAATCACGACCCGAAAACATTCCATCGTTAAAGCCTTGGTTATCGTCTTGGTTACGAATAACTGGCAAGCCTTCAATACCATCGGCAGATGTAATCTGATATGGAGAGTTTGCACCACCAAAGGCGAAGCCATTCCAAGCAAAGCCGTAAGCGTTAAGCGAAGTCAAAGTTGCCATTATTGAGCCACCATAGTTTTGCCACCGCCCGGAATGATTCCTTGAGTTTGACCCAAAGTAATAGCGTTAAGTGTACCTTGCGTGACAGTTGGGAGCGAAGGATCGGTTGTGTAAACATTGTTAGTGATCTGATAATTTGGAACTTGCCCAGTCATCGTTGGGCTAGTGCTTCCAGCCGATGATGCGTACGATCCAGTTACACCCGCAGGAGCCAGAACGCTAGCCTCGTAGGTAGAAATGCTTGCAGTCGATCCACCTAGAGCCTGAATCTTTGCGGCAGTCGCATCTAACTTTTGTTGCAACGCATCGAGTTGCTTCATAGCGGCATCTGAGATCGAAGTCGTGGACTTAGTAAAGGCATCATCCGCGGCGTTGAGCGAGTCATTGAGAGTTTGGGTTGCCTTTATCAAGGCGTTATCGCGGGCATCGCTAGCGGCTTGTACGGCCTTATTTAGCGTGTCCTGAGCCTTAGCCATAGAGCTATTGAATGAGTCGGTTTCCTTGTCGATCGCATCTTGCATAGCGGCAGAGTTAGCGGCTAGTTGCGTAGTCAAAGTTGTACCGACATCGGCGTATTGCTTAGCCAAAGCCTCGGTTGCAAAGTTGGTGCCATCGTTCATTTGCTTAGCGAGATCATTCAGACCATTTTGCGAAGCATCTTTCACCTGAGCGTAGAGCGACTTAATCGAGTTCTGAGTATCGGGCGCGGCAGTCAATACAGATTGAGCCAAAGCATCACCCTGCGCTGGACCTTGAGCGATCACTTCGTTAATAAACTCTTGGTTGTATCCAGCGGCGGCTAACTTTCCGGCATCTTGTTGCAACTTTGTAATCTGAGCCATCTGATCTTTGAGTTGAGATACAAGACCATCGGCAGATCCACCGCCAGCAGTAAAGAGTTTGCCTATATCGATCTTAGTAGCGTTAGCGAACGCATTAGTCATTACATCAATCGAGGATTGAATAATCTTTGCTCGGTTATCAGCCGCCGTCTGCTCTAGTTGAGTAGCCTTATCAGCATACTGTTGCTTAATATCAAGCAACTTTTGTTCGTGCGATTCCTGCAAGTTTTGAGCAGTCGTATTGTAATTATCTTGAGCCGCTTGGTATGCATCTTGATATTTGGCTTGGATATCAGCACTATCTTGACCGAACTTATCCTGAGCGGCTTTGACTGCATCATCGTGCGTTTTGGTAGCCGCATCCATTTTATCTTGACGATCTTTAAGCGCGGCATTCATTTGATCTTCGAGTTTGACTGCATCATCGTTTGCAGTTTTGATCTTTGCATTACGGGCGGCTAAAGCCTTTTCTGCGGCAGTAGCGGCTTTGCTGATATTTCCAGCCGCACCAAGATTGCCATCGACTCCAGCATCGCCTCCTGTGCCAGTTACGCCAGCATTGGCAAGGGTTGTTGCACCGCCCCCGAACATATTGCCGAGGTCGATCTTTTTGTTTTTAAGTTCATCGAGGGATTTGCCCATTCCCTTAATACTGTTAGCAGTCGAATCAAAGAAATGCCCGACATCCTGAGTCGCTCCGTTAATATCTTTGAGGGCGGCTTTAGCCGCACCACCTATGCCCGGCATAAAAGACAAGCCCTCTAGCATAAGTTTCATTGGACCTGTTGCTAGCTTCATAACTGCCGTTACGACATCGCCAAGAATCTGAATGAACTCACCAAAGCCACCTACGCCAGCCTCGGCAACATCGATAATGATATCTCTGAAAGTCTTAAAGTGATTCCACGCATAAACAATTCCAGCGGCTAAAGCGGCAACTGCGACAACGATTAGTCCGATTGGGTTGGCATCCATTACCAGATTCAAAGCGGCTTGTGCTAATTCGGCGGCTTTAAGTGCCATCTCGTACGCACCCCAGATAGCAACTGCGCCACCAATAACGGCAAGAAATACCTCGAATGCAGATTTGTTTGCTTCGATAAATCCAACAAGCGGCTTGAGAATGTCAGAAATAAACTTAAATACAACAGAAGTGACATCAATGAAAATGCTAATTAGTTTTGTCAGGATAGGCATTACAACCGATCCAACCTTGACTGCCACATCATCGAACTTGGCTTTTAAGATTTCCATTTCGCCAGAGAATGTGTGCGTGTAACCAATAGCCTGACCATTGATCTTTTGATTTAACTCGTCCATCGCCTTAGTAATAGCCTGATTCTTAGGCAAGGTCGTATCGAGAGTGATGCCGAATTCCTTAAACGCCTTAGCGTTACCCATCTGAGCTTTTTCCAAAGTACCAGCGGCAGTTGCTAGATCTTCGTGTTTGTAGCGGGCAAGATCAGCCGCCATCGACATTAGGTTTGTTGATTCCTTCACATTTCCTGTGGCGGTGATCAACTTGTTGTAAGCATTCTCAGAATCGGCAACGCTAAAGCCAAGATTGCTCATCTTTTCGGTAGTCGATTGGATGATATCGCGGTTAGCGGCGGTGTTTACCTTAGCGTTATTCATTGAAGTTGCTAAGGATTCAGTAGCGACCTGAGTATCTTGGACTGCTTTTATCGCATCGTGAAGTCCGGTTGTTAAAAGGTTTAGCCCTTGCGTCATCACATTGCCAGCAAATACGCCAAGCATTGTGGTTTTTAGCGATGAAAATTTAGACTCTTGAGCTTTGGCAGTATCGCCAATTTTATTCAGACCAGCGGTTGCCTCTTGAACTGCCGCAGTCAGGTTAGAGAGTTGAACAAGTATTTCAACATTTAATGGTGGGACATCACCTGCCACGGCTATGCTCCCATCGCTCTTGTGATTTCATCACGGATAAACTGCGAAGCCCGACCCGAACTAATTAAATAGTCACGCGCTGGCATCATATAAGGATATTTTACCCCACTACGCCACCTTGATGAGCCTAATTCTACTGCTCGAGCATATTCAGCACCCGAGGTTGCGCTCGCTACATAAGTGCCAAAACCTTCTCTGCGAGGCGGCAGTCCTTGGATATTTCTAAACAAGTTACCGGTTGCATAGTTTGGACCTTCACCATTTCTCGGACCAATATGCGGGTTGTGACGAAGCCTGTTGTTTTTTTGAATAGGCGGATTCTTTACCCGACTAGCATTTTCTTGAGCGTGAGCGACAAGATCCCTAGTGATCAACTGCGTAGCTCTAAAGCCAGCATTGTCCATCCGCCCTTGCCACGCTTTTAATCCGGCAAAGACTTCATCGCGGTTGTCGCTCAATGCTTCTCCATCTTTTCGATCTTAACTTCTTCGACTGCATCTGCAATCGCTAAAAGCCAATCTGCCCGAGCCGCTGGAAGTTCATCCACCTGATCAGGAGTCCAACCGAACTGATTGGCGAACTTGTAATAAAACCACTCCGTTGTGGGATATTCCAGTTCGTCAGATTTTTCGAAGCCTCGGAGTAAATCCTTTAAGCGTTCGAGTTTTCGGTAGTTACTTTTGGGTCGCTTGCATTCTCCACAGTATTTTTAATGTCTGGGAAAAGTTGTTGCGTTAGATCTTCGGTTTGCTTCATCAAAGCAACATAATCAGGGATAGGCAATTCTTCAATTGAATCTTCCTTTACAGAAGGAATCAAAAGATCGTATGACCAATCCTCAACGATTGTTGCAAGCAAAGCGTTACCAATAGCGATGCCTTTTTCTGCATCTGTTGTCTTATCACCTGCGCGCATAATGCGGTTACGATCACGAACCTTGAGTTCGCTCGCATCCTTAACAGTTACAGTTGCGCCTGATGGAAGTGTAATCTTTTGTGACATTGTGCCTCCTAGTTAGTTGCCTTGCTTGTATCTTAGCAAAATCTAGGCAATAGGGGCGCGGGATCACGGCGAAGGCGAGCACAGATCAACCTGCCGCCCCTATTGCGTTCTAGTTTATTTAAGCAACTGCTCCAGAAACGGCATTCTTAACGACCCACTTGATAGGTGAGTAGCCAGTTGTGCCAGCATCGGTCAAGTTACCCTGCGCGTTGAAATCGACTACAACTTCTACGAAATCCTTTGAGCGTTCGATAACTGCAAGTGTGTATGCACCCTTAGTCATTGTTGCTTGGATCTGAGTTTGAGTTGCGCCCGTTCCAGTTGTCCAGTTAAAGACGAGAGCAGGTTGTGTGTTGGTGAGATAGTTTGTAAGTTGTGTGTCATTTTCCATAAGGAAAGTTGCCTTGCCGGTAACTTCCAAAGCTCCAAGGAAAACTTGATAAGGAGTCTGCACATTTGCTACGCCGTAGATTGGAGTAACAGGGCGTTTCATATCAATGTTGCCCATTGTGTTGTTGGAGATTGTGGTTCCGCCAACGCTTACAGTTCCGTACCATACAGCCGTTGGCAATACAGTCGTAAATGATGGAGTTGGTGTGCTGGTTGTAGCAGACTGCCAGCCTGTTGATTTTGCATCGTATTCGAGCAATCCGTCAGCACTCCACTTGAGAGAGAAGTCTGAGAATTGGTGACCAGCCCAAGAACGCACATTCGCACCATAGAAATCGAGAAGTGTGTACGCGGCAGGTTGTGCATCTGATGCAGTTGTTGTGGTGTTCTTGAGAGCGATGGTGTGAGTGTATGGAGCAGATCCAGTTACAACATCTTCGCCAAGTACGCCAGCGATAGGGTAGAGAATTGTGTCAGCAAATGCTGGTCCACCAAAGTCGAAAGTTGAGTGGATACGACCCTGAATGTAGTTGTAATTCTTAACAAGCGATCCACGCAAGCCCTCATCAAAAAGAGGTGTGTAGATATCTTGTGGCTTGACTGTTGATGCGGTTACAGGAATGTAAGCGACCGGAGTTGTTACTGCGGTTCCCTTAGTGGTTTCTTTAGCGATTCCAATATAACTGCGGTGTGTATTTTGAACTGTCATTTACTCACGCTCCTTGCGTTGTATCAGACGAGGCTGATGGTGTAGTTACTGGTGTTGTTTTCTTTGGTGCAGAAGCGAGAGTGACATCGGCTGAGATAACCTCATCCGCGGACTCAAAAGTGTCACCGGGCTTGACTGTTAGCCCGAGAGTTGGAAACTCGCGCACATCGTCCCCGTTATATTGGTAAGTTGCCATTGTTCTCCCTAAGCCTGAATCATTTGTGTAACATCGAATCGAATCTCTGCAAAAGTTTCCGTAGCTCCGTTATCTGAAGTCATAGGTTCCCCGTACAGACAATCGATCACAGGTTCCGCGCCTTGCCAGACATTCACTTGAGTGGAATCACCAAAGTTGTGACTGGCGCGAAGCGTATTCTTGATGTTGTCGATAAGTGTATCAAAATCCGCCATAGCATCTTCGGCGTTATTTTGTAAAGAGTGGTGAAAGATCTGCAACACGACTTGAAAGTCAACACGCTTCCAACCATTAGTCGCACCACCAATAGCCAAACGAGTTTCGCGCTCGCTTGCAATAAAGATTACGGCGGCGGCTCGACTCATCTGCCCCGCTTGCGCGTTTACTTGATAATTAATGCGCTTAGGAAACGAGGTGAAGATCTGATTGAGCGTGGCGATATTTGCCCCGGTCAGATAGTTGTAAAGAGTAGAGCGTAACTGTACGCGACCCACGCTGGACATTAGCGCATACGCCTAAACGGAGCGAGCAGTTCTTTAGCGAGCGCAATATCGGAACCGATAATGTCTTGAACACTTGGACCACTACTTGCTCG